AGTATGGAACAATTCGTTTTCGCCAAGTATACGAAACGCTATTCCGTACTGTTTACACCACGTTTCAGCGGCTTGCCATTTTGCCTGGTTAATTACCCATGCTACTTTGTTGCGCTGGCTGCGTGTTTTTTCAAACAGTGTTTGATTGCGAGGTTTTATTTCGATTAGTTCTTTATGGTTACGTCTATTTTTGTCTACGTACTCTATTAAGAAGTCAGGTACGTATATTGTTTGTTTATTTTTTACTGGATTGAAGTAGGGAATCTTAACAGGCTCACTTGCCCAACTTAGTACACTAGGATTTGTATCGCAAAACATCATAAACCGTTGTTCCCAACTACTACGGTATGTTGGTAGTTGTCTGCCTAAGTATTTGTCTGGGTTAGTGGGTTTAAATTTGCCTTGTGCATATTTCGTCATACCAAAATAGTTCTTGTTATATATGGATTAGTATTATTAGCATTTTTAACACCTAAATAACTTGTACCTACCCTTGTATTATTAAGGAAAAATGCTAAAAACGAATCCATTTCAACTTGATTAGACTTTTTAATTACGTCGAATAGTTCTGTAACGTTAGTATCTTGCTGTGCGGCACCTTGAATAATTGCACCAGTTAAATGTTCTGCGGCTTGCTTACTTGATGTTCTTTTCATTAGTAGTCCTAATAAAGCATCATACTGATTTGGTGTAACAAACCCTTGTTTAACAAAATAATTGTTAAAATAGTTAGGTGTTGACTCCGCTTTAACGTTAGGTAGATTGCTAGGTATAGTCATTAGATTGTCCTAATATTTGATTGCTGTCCTAAACTTGTTTGAGTATCTGCATTTTGTTGTTCTGCTTGTCTCTGTTCTCTAGTATTACCTGAGGCTTGATTTTTACTTGCAACACTTGCGCCTTGTACTCCCGTCGCTTCAGAAGATGGCACTGTGCCAGACTGACTTGATCCAAACTTGTCAACTAAGTTACTAACTGATGGGAAGAAGAACTTACCTTGTGTGTTGTTGCCTCTTAGCACATCCTTAGCTAATCCTGTTATATCACGTAATGCGGTTTTCTTTAAATCTGCATTCTTAAATGTTTCTCGAGCTCTAAATGCATTAAGTGCCGCTCCTACAAAATTGCCATCAGCTATCTGATCACCAATACCACCTATAGTATTAAAGAGACCACCTTTACCAATAATAGTATCTCTGCCACCAAGTGACTGCAATGGACTAGGAGTCCTGTCGTAGTGTATGGTTCCAAATCCTCTAATTTGATCTGATGAAACAACACCTTGACCGATGTATCTTATTTGCTCAGGCATAACCACCATAGAACTAGACATAAACCCCTCACCTGAATAGTCGTGTTTACCATGACTAAAACTTTGTATGAGAGGATTTTCTATTACGTAGTGTGTAAACTGCTTTTGTGACATACTATACACATTAATCCTAACAATAAATGCTCCCTGTGCTCCAGTATATCCCCACTGATCTGTTGTTCTATTACCGTACGAGCTTAAAGATGGATCATATACAGGATTTTCATGATCCATGTCTCTATAGTAATGTCTTAGGTACAGTTCATGAAATGCTTTAGTTGTGTTTCCAGTATCATCGTGAAATTCTATTGTAATAGGATTGTAGTCTACTTTAGTTTGTATGTTTACTTTTCTATTATATGCATGTAACTGTTCTGTAGAGTAATTAAACCCTGGCAGTGTTACATTTTTTGCCAACATACCTATTTCTATCTGTTGTTCATTAGTAAAAGGGTTAAACGCTGGATTAAATTCAATGTTTACGTGAAATAGTCCGGTGTGCTTTGGCGAAAGCACCATGTTGTTGTCTCCAAACATACGTTGTGCATGTTTAAAGTCTTTAATATAGTCTGCTGTAGTGGCGGCTTCTGCAAGGTTCCTAAATTGTTTACCTAAACTGTCGTTTACATCCAGTCCGGTGCCTGCCTTAATAACTGAACCCGCCGCTCCTAATGCTTTCTGAAAAGCACCTGATAATAAATTTGCCATACTATTATTTATCCATAAAAAAAGCAGGGTTTTTATACCCTGCTTAATTTATACTGCTTGTATTACTACGATTAACCTGTAATTGTCTGACCAATTGTTCTACCAACGTCGGTACCAATACCAGCACCAAGTGGTGTTTGTACTGCGTTGTCAAAACTAATTTGCATCTGGATTTGTACTGGCTCATCACTACCATATGCTACATCACCATAGTTAACTTGGGTTAAGAAACAACCATATAGTTCCCATGTCTCTAATGTGCTTGGAGCAAATGCGCCATTACCACCATCTAATATTTCACATCTTGTAATAAACTTGTAGTCGATACCTGATGCCGCACTAGACTGTTCCATAAAGTCATATTGCTTTTGCATCTGTTCGCCAACTAGTTTGGAAACATTTCCTTGAGCGTCATCACGCAAGTTAACAGTTGTAGGTTCCCATACTGGGCGTCCACCTAAGTAAACTCTTGAGTTGTAAATTGGGATTTCCATACGTGCTTGTGATACGCTTGGTCTTGCGAAATCTACAACTTGTTTTGTTAATTCACTACGTGGAGTTGTAATACCAAAGTTTTCAAAGCTCACTCGAAAGCGATACTTTAACTTTGGCATCAACAAGCCTTGTGAACTTGCTGACTGGTCACTAGCTAAAGGTACCGTAAATTTGTTTAAACTTGCTACTGCCATTTCCTTGTCTCCTTGTTAGTAGTATTTATAGTATACTACGTGCATAGATGAGAGCCTTGCGGCTCTCATAATATGCGTACTTTATTATACACTAGTTCCTGAAATTTCACCTGTGTTCTTCAATCTAATCGGAACATAGATAAATTCAGCAGCCTTAACTGGCTCAATAGCAACGTCTACGTATAGTTCGTTTCTATCAATCCTAACTGGTGTGTTGTTTGTTTCATCACACACAACTACGAAGTCAAATAATGCCCTCTTTGCTACTAGGTCATTACATAACTGCTCAACCAACTGCTTGATTTCGTCTCTAGTTAACTTGTCATTAGGCTCAAACACAAACGGTTTTGCCAATGTGTTTAAGTTAGTTCTCATGTAAACAACAAGTCTTGCTACATTAATTCTATCAAGTGAGCTTGGTGCATTTGGATCACGTGTCTTCTGACCGTATACCAATAAACCAACGCCTGGTAAGAATGTAATTGGATTAATTTTGTTCTCGTAAAGTGTGTCTCTTACGCCTTCCGTTAATCCTGCTAATGTAAATTCTCCAGTCGAAGCATTCACGTAGCCTAACTGAGTTGCGTTGTCAACTAATCCACGTTTTGTACCTGCAGGTGCAAACCAAGGGAAGCTCACATCGTCACTTCTAATCATTGTACGTAATGCCATGTGTGTTGGAGGAACAACAATAGTGCTACCTGTTAAGTCTGTACTTTGTGCTGATGGATAAAATACACCAACATAAGGATCAGAGCTTGTTGCACCCTCGCCTGCCCATGTACCAGTATTAGTGTTATAATTACTGATCTCTGTAGCACTAGGAGCCAATCTAAATGGTGTGTCTGCAAGAATAAACGCTGTATTGCGTCTGTCATTGTTTAGACTAATCATATTAGAAGTTAACTCTTCGTAGCCAGGAGCGGCGATTAAGTTATAAACTTGTTGCTCTTCTCTAATCTCTGTATTGCTGTCTAATGCTGACTTCATAGCGGCAACAACTGTTTGTCTAACTGCTTTTCTGCCCATGTAAGGTGAACCGTCAGTCTTGTTGCCTGCCTTGTTTACCCATGCATCTTTAATTGTTGGTAAACTACCTGAGAAAGCATCTGCGTTAAAGTAATCATTTTTAAATTCTTTAACGTTGTAACCACTTCTACGTGTGTTGAACAAAAGTGTTCCACGTGGATAAAGTGCGGCACTTGGAACATCTAAGTCTGTATAGTTAGATGTTAACAAATCCGTAATTAATGGCAAATCACCGGTAATTGGATTTGTTGTACCGTCTGTGTCCCAACGTGCATCTGCAAACACGATACCGTTTTCAGATGTTTGGTCACTGTTATCAATTAGTGTCCATTCTGCATCAGTAGCATCATATCTGTAAATTCTTGGGTAGTTCTCTAAGTCGCTTGTATCTAACCAAAGATCACCATTTACAAGTGCTGTACTATCTGATTGCTGAATTGGCTCACTAGCGGCTACAATAACACCTTCTGGGTCTGTTGCTGTTAAGTCATAACCCCTAGCGTCAGCGGCTAGTGTCTGATAACCTTTCCAGTTAGTACCATCATGGATCATAACGTCCACATCATCAACTGCATTGTAGTACCAAAGTGTTCCAGTTACTGGATCTGCACTTGGTTGCGCTGTACTTGCTGTGTATGTTAATGCTATCCAGTTACTTGCAATTAAGTCACTGTTGTTACCTGCTCTTACGTTAGAAAGTGCAGACGTAATACCAGCTGTTGTTAAAGGTGTGCCTGATGTATTCTTTAATACAATAACACCACCGCCTGTGTGTTCTAGGACAATTTTTCCAGAACTATTAACACTTGCGGCAATATTGCTTAAGCCTAATGCTAAAATATCACTAACCATACTAGCCGCATCTGTACCACTTAGTGTAACTGTTTGTGCAGTACTTAATGTTGTGCTGTTAGCCACACTTTGCTGAATAGTAAATGTGTTACCGCCAGTTAATGTAGGGTTAGCAACACTGCCTGTTACAGTTGTGTTTCCAGTTGCTTGGCGCTTGTACAATTTAAATGTTAAAGAATCATCTTCTAATACATCATACTGTACATAAACACTACCAGCACCAATGTTCTTACCACCACCTGTAGAATCTAAATTCTTGTTTGCTGTTTGATCGTTTTCATATACTGGTGCACTAACTGCTGTAAATGTATCAGTAGTACTAGAATATAAACTTACATCAAAACTTGCGCCTAGGTTAGCAGTAGTTGTCTTATTCCATACACTGCCTGTTGGTCTAGGTGCAGAATCGTTAGTCTTCCAGGTTGGAACACTTGTATGTGCTGACTGTTGTACGTCAGGGTTGTAATATGTTCCTGCTGTAATACCTAAATCTGTTAATGGTGTGCCTGTGCCGTTACTAATAGCAATAGCACCGTCTGCTGTACTACCATCTGATGTTGCTGTGTTATCAGCAAAGATATGAAGTATACCGCTTGAGTCGTATGCAGTAACACCAGTAACATTAGTAGCGATATCGCTTACTAAACTTGCAACTGTTGTTCCTGTTAATGTTATAGTTGTACCATTAATAATAATGGATTCACTGCTTGTTAGTGTTGGGTTAGACTGAGTAGCCGCAATTGTTGGGTGTGCTGTCTGCCAGCCTGTGCTACCTACCAGTACCCAAGAATTGTCATACTTCTTATAGTAAACTGGGTTGTTAGTATTAGTTGCAATTACAGCGTAGTCACCAATATTACCAACACTAGTCTTAGGAACACCGCCAGTTAGGTCAGATGTGCTAGTAATAACTCTAGGTACTTTGTTTGTGAATGCTTGTGTTGAGCTATTCCATTCAAAGATGCCCCAAAGTGAATCTGTTAAATCTAACCAGTATGTACCGTTAGCAGGACTTCCAGTAGGACGTACTGTTGTACCAACTAACTCTGCTGTGTTCACGTTTGCTCTAATACAATAAACTCTATTGGATACACCTAATACACTATAAGCAGTCATTAGACCATATTCATTGATATCGTAACCATGAATTGGAGTTCCTGAACTTGTCTTATAAAATGTAGGAGTACCGAATAGGCTTGTTAATTCTCTCTGACTTGTTGCGGCTACCAACTTACCAGCGTTAGCGGCTGTAGTTGCTGTAGCAGTTGTGCCAGAGGGATTCAATTTGTCCTGTGCTGTCGCCAATACAATTAAAGGGATAGATCCCAAGGCGTTTGGCGCATAGTTACTCTCATCAGTAACTGTTACTTCTACTCCAGGTGAAATTAATGCCATCGTAGTAATCCTCAATATGTTAATTAGTAGTATTTATTGATTATAGTTAAAATGGTCCTTGTTAGTTGCCCTTTTAAAGGTATCTATTAAATAAGTGTATGCAACGTAGAATATGTCCTGCCTGTAACAAAAATCAAGTAGCAGTAAACTACAAAAAACAGGGTAAAATTTACTATCGAACAAGGTGTGATACTTGTATTAGACGTAATAGAAAAGAGCCATTAAAAATACCTGCTTGGCATAGAGCGGGGTATAAGAAAAAAAGTATTTGTGAAAAATGTGGATTTAAGTCTAAGACCAAAGCACAGATTATGGTCTGGCATGTGGATGGAGATTTAGGAAACAATAACAAAAGTAATCTTGTTAGTGTATGTCTAAACTGTGGTGTTGAAGTAAGTGATATGAAACTAGGCTGGAAGCCTAGTGGCGTACTGCCAGACTTCTAACAACTTCGTATAGTTCGTCTATGCTACCGTTGTTTAGCACAGTATAGTCAAAGCCTGCGCCTGCCCAAGCCCATTCACTAATATGAACTTTATAATAATTCGTCATTAGGTCTAATGCTTCCTTATCTCCCTTATTGGCTTCAACAGCAATTTCGTACCATTCAGGATCTTCTCCACGTTTAACACGCAGGACTTTACCGCCCAGTTCTTTAATCATTTTTATTTCGTTAGGAAACCTACAGTCTGTAACAACACAATTGTCTTCGCTGTTTCGTATTTTATTCTCTAGACTAGCAATCCAAGTGTCGTCGTGAAAACTTTTACGAACAACTTCGGTACCCCATTGCTGTAATATATACCTAGGAGTAAGGTTAGGTATGCCTAGTCTTTTCGACCACCATTCGTCAACTTGTTCACGCCATTGACGAGCATAAGCCGCACGTCCTTCCACAAGATCTCTATCCCAACCAAATATTGTGCTAACAGCATCTTTAAGTGTGCCAGCAAAACTGTCACGTCTGTAACCATGAAAATTTACCAAGTAGTCTGCAATCGTGTCTTTACCTGAACCGATAAGTCCCACGATGCCTATAATTTGTTTTTGCATCTAGTTATTATAAACTAAAGTCGTATTGAAGTCTAGCCTGTAACCCACCACATTGGTGTACTTCCAGCGTAGTAGTTTTGTATTTCTAACTCGAGTCGTTCCATTTCTGCGTTTGCTTCACCTTTAAGGCTAGCACCATTTAGTGACGTACCACCTTGTGGTCCTGCAATCTGAGCAAACTTTTCTCTGGCTTCACCTAGCATGTGTTTTGACAATGCTAGTGCATAATTTTGCACCCAGGGAAAAATCATATGGTCGTTTAGCATTGTTATATCAGGTTTGTAGTTGTATGTCCACAATAAAACATCTTCGCCGTCTTGTGGTATCTTACGCACAATAGTAAGTTTTTTTGTGCTTCTATCAAATGTAAAGTTTATAAATCCACCAAACATTTTCATTGCTAATTCTTGGTATTGTGTAAACAATTCATAGTTTAGCAAACCACCGACTCTACCAGCAACTAACATATAAGTGTTTAAGTAACCACTTGCGAAGGGTTCGAACTGACTAGCAGTAGTACCTGTTACACTACCAATACCACGTCTAAACACTTGGCGTACTTCTTGCACTTCACTAGGAAGAATATATTCCTGTTGCTCTTTATTTAGACTTAGAAATGAATAACTCTCTTCTTGTGAGTTATCAGCACGTTGTCTAAAACGTATAAGAGCATTGTTAATTGCTAAGTCGTAGTGTTCTTTGTCTAGTTCTACATCAACCATTTGACCACCTAGTCTAAGGTTAATATAGTTCTCTATTTCTTGTCGCTTTTCTATTAGTGTGGCCATCTTAAAATCCTGTTACATGTATTTATTGTACATGCAACAGAATTGTGTCTGAGTTTATCCTTCCGTTTAATGCAATTTCCACACTCTTGATACCGTTTAAGAACTTACGTTTAGCGGCTTTACTGCTACCTGTAAACTCTGGCAGTTGTCTCTCGGGCTTACGTAGTGTTTTTTGAGTACTTAAATTAGTGTCGTAGCCAACTATTGTTGTACCTTTAACACCTAGTACACCCATGTGAGTATCAGCAACATACTTGCCTAACTTACGTGTCTTAACATTAAACACATAAAGCTCTGTAGCACCTATAACCGTTACAGGATCAACACTTGCAATCTTGTATGTTGTGTTGTCCTTGGCGTATTTCATTTTAGCAACCTGTTTTTGTTTGTTAGGTGCTTTCTTGACCCTAGCAACCTTGACAGCCTTCTTTGTTTTACTGTATGCGTCAATGTCTGCTAGTATTGCCTCTACAAACTCAAAGTATTTCTTATAATCCTTAGCCTGCCAGTGACTGTAACCTTCCTTAAGATCCTCGCAAGTACCTGCTTTGGCTTCTTGCCATTCTGCTAAACGTTCTATAAACGGTTCTGCAATGCCTTTAAGCATATTTTGTGGCACATTTTCTTTTTTAAAATACTCGAATGCTTTAGGATTTAGTTTAGTCTTATCACGTAACTGATCCTGCATTTCCTCAAAATAGCCTACGTGTTCATTAATTTTAAGTTTGATCCTATCTTGTATAGTTAACTGTGGGACTGTGTTTACTGTCTTTTGTTCTTGTTTAATTTCTGTTCTAGTACTACTAAACCTTACGAAGTATTCCTTTAACCCATCTTTCATATGTTTAAGTTGGGTTGCGTCTAATATCCAGCCAGATTCCCATGCTCTTGCAACTGCGCCGCAAGTTGTTGGTAACATGGAATCTGGACCCAAACTCACATCAGTTATCTGTTGTTTGGAATATTCTCCTGACTCTTGCATCCATTTAAGTACAACCTTTTTATTATCTTTGTGAGAATATTCATAATTAAAATGGTTGTACATCCTCAGAGATTCTAATCTGCGCTCAGACTCTGTCCACTTTGATTGTTCTTCCTCTGTATACCTTAAGTGTGCTTTCTTTTGTTTGGTTGTTTTGCCTTTCAACGCCATAGTATCCTCACCGGTTTAGTATTAGTTATCAATTAGTATACAACCACTCCTACCAGTTGTCAATCAGCTAAATATAGCAATAAGGACTAAAATAGTGCCCAGACTTAGTTTATGGAAAGACGGTAAGCATACCGCAGACTACAAATTTTTCGATCAAAACATTAATGAAATGTTTACTGTGGGCGGTGTGGGCATTAATGTACACAAGTATTTGGGTCCAAATGCGGCTAGTGGAGAGACTGGCGACCTAGCAGACGCAACTCAGCCAAAATACACAAATCAAAGTGAAAAAAACATACAGGACTTCTTGTTCCTAGAGAACAGAGACCGCAAGTATGATACTAGCATCTACAATATGCGTGGTGTCTACACTCCTGCAAGTCAGGACTTTGATCTAACACAGTTTGGTTTAATGAACGCTACAGATACAGTATTCATTACATTCCACTACAACGAAATGATTAATATACTAGGACGTAAGATCATGAACGGCGACGTCCTAGAGTTCCAAAACTTAGTAGACTATCATCCACTTGACGAGGATATACCTGCCACACTAAAACGCTACTATGTTGTACAAGATGCAACTAGGGACGCACAAGGGTTTAGTGCTAGTTGGTGGAGTCATTTATGGCGTTGTAAAGTTACTCCACTAGTAGACAGTCAAGAATACAAAGATATCATTAACAAGATCAATGCAAGTACTGATGAGGAGTATAATCCAGAAGGTACTGATACAAGTCTGTCAGAGTTACTAAGTCAATATAATAAAAATATTGAAATTAACGATGTTATTATCGCACAGGCAGAAGCAGAAGTTCCAGAATCTGGTTACGACACAAGTAGATTCTACGTTGTTCCTACAGACGAAAACGGTAAGGCACTTAATCCTAAGGGTAAAACTACTGATGACACAAGCCTAGTAGGCGACGATGCTATCAATAGCACAGACCTGACTCGTGTTACACCGAGACGTGATACACAGGGTTACTTGGTTGGCGATGGTCTAGCACCAAATGGCTTCCCAGTAAGTTCGGGTACTACATTCCCAACAAATCCTGTACAGGGAGATTTTGCATTACGTTTAGACTACAGGCCAAATCGCTTGTTTAGATACGACGGAACACGTTGGGTTAAGGTTGAGGACGATGTTAGAACAAGTCTTACACCAGGTGCAAGCAATCAGACACAACGAAGTGGATTTGTTAATAACACTAATACATATACAACTGTTGACGGCAAGACTTATGATGAGCGTCAAGGCCTCAGCGATGTACTTACAGCAAAGGCAGATAACGAATAATGTCTCAAACATTTTTTTACGATGAACAGATACGTAGATTCTTACTACAGTTTATAAGAGTTTTATCAAACTTTGAAGTACAGTTTGGTAAAGATGAAGATGGTACCAGAGTACTACAACGAGTACCTGTACGTTACGGTGACGTAAACAGACAAGGTGCACAAATACTACGTGGTAACAGTGAAAACACTATGGCAAATGTGCCTATGATTAGTTGCTACATAAATGGGTTACAGTATGATAGAGCTCGTATACAGGAACCAAACTTTATTAGTAAGATTGGTGTAAGAGAACGTAAGTACGATCCAGACACCGACAGTTACTTAAACGTACAAGGTGATGCATTTACTATCGAACGTATGATGCCAGTGCCTTACAAGTTAACTCTTAAAGCAGATATTTGGACAAGTAACACCGATCAAAAACTACAACTACTAGAACAAATGCTAGTGTTGTTTAATCCCAGTTTAGAAATACAATCAACAGACAATTACGTCGACTGGACAAGTTTAAGTACAGTAAATTTAATTGACACACTTTGGACCAACAGAGCAATACCACAAGGTATAGATGATAACATAGACTTTGCAACGCTGACATTTGAAATACCTATCTTTATTAGTGCGCCTGCTAAAGTTAAGAAACTTGGTGTTATTGAAAGAATTGTTACTGGTATATGGGATATGCAAGGCGAGTTTGACCCTAGTTTGTTCCAAGATGTAGGCAATTTAATTACACGTAAACGAATAAGCCCACAAAACTATGGTGTGCTGTATTTGAATGGTCAGGCACAACTACTTAAATTAGAAGACACTATCGCAGAGTCTACAAGTAACATAGGGGATACTACTGTAACTAAAGTAGGCACTAGAGCAGATTGGCCCAGTTTTATTAACCTTTTTGGGGAAATAAGGCCCGGAGTTAGTCAAATTAGGCTTGAAACCGACGAAGATGGCACCGAAGTTGTAGGCACTGTAGCATTACACCCCACAGACGAGAGTTTGTTACTTGTTACAATAGATCAAGACACCATACCTACAAACGACATACGCCCTGTTAACGCTATTATAGACCCTGACAGAGTAGGTCCTAATAGCGGGCTAAGTACGCCTACAGCAGGAACAAGATACTTATTAACTAATCCAATTGGCAACTCAAATAATGTAGACGGTGCTGATGCTTGGAAAGGATTACTACCAGATTCCAGCACAGATGATCTTATAGCAGATAGTAACGATATTATAGAGTACGATGGTGACATGTGGCGTGTTAGTTTTGATGCTAGTACACAAACAGGCACTCACTATGTTAGCAACTTAAATACAAATTATCAATATAAGTGGACTGGCTCTGCATGGGTTAGGTCTTATGAAGGTCAATACAAGGAGGGCTATTGGAGCCTCGCATTATAAACAGTTGTGGTGCATTAATAAGATCAAATAAAACTGGAAGATACTTATTTTTGTTGAGAGACAAGTGTAGTTACGGCAACACTTGGGGACTTCCTGGTGGTAAGTTTGAGAAAGGGGAGTCTACTCTACAAGCATTAGAACGTGAATGTGAAGAAGAACTAGGTAGCGAGTTACTGTACGAAAAATTTATACCTATTGAAACGTTTACCAGCGAAGATAAAAAGTTTGTATACCACAC